AACAATGGACGCTAAACAAGTTCTTACAGAGTTAATACAATCGGTCAACGAAATTGATTTATACAATTTCTTATTACTTTATTCAAATATAGGAATTAAGAGTGAAAATAAAGTTGATGATGAAGTCGATCATGGAGAAATTAGGCATGATCAAATCAATGCTTGGATTGATAAAGCTATAGAAGCGACTTACGAAAAATCAGAAAAAAATGACCGTCCTAATATTGAATAAACGCTAGGATTATTAAAGTAAAATTAAAAATCTGTAGGAGTAAATAAATGATTAATGTAATTCAGAGAAATGGAGAAACTCGACCCTTAGACATCACTAAAATTCGACGAGTAGTTGAATGGGCGTGTGAAGGGTTAGAAGTAAATCCCCTCGCTTTAGAATCAGGATTAACTTCTCGATTACGAGATGGGATTACCACTAGAGAAATTCAAGACAATTTAGTTAATGTAGCTACACAATTGTTTTGTGTAGAAGAAACCGATTGGAAGTATGTAGCCGGAAGACTTCACATCTGGGGATTATGGAAAGATACAAGGATTAAAAGAGAATTTGGCGGCTATTTATCTCGTACGGTTTTTAGAAGATTGGAAGGAACCGACTACGCTAAATATGTCCAGTGGCAAGTGGATAGGGGTGTTTATGATTCAAAAATTACTGAAATCTATGACGAAAACGATTTAAAGATTGCGGGGGATTGGATATACCCAGAATACGATAAAGATTTTGACTACGCTGGTGCAATCATGCTGTCAGAGAGGTATTTGCTTGATTGTGAATTACCTCAAGAGGCTTTCCTGACTTGCGCTTTATTGCTTGCGAGCGTAGAGGAAAACCCAGAGAATAGATTAAGAATTGCGTTTCAAATTTACTTAGCTATAGCTCAAAGAAAAATCTCTTTAGCTACTCCAATTTTAGGCAATCTAAGAACCCCTAATGGTTCTTTAAGTAGTTGCTTCATCGTAGCAATGGAAGACAATCTAGAGAGTATTTTTAGCGAGATTACTAATACTGCTCGCATCTCAAAAAATGGCGGCGGTGTTGGGGTAAATGTAAGTAGAATCCGTGCCACTGGTAGCTGGGTAATGGGGAAAGCTAATGCTTCCGGGGGGATTATACCCTGGATTAAATTACTCAACGATACAGCTATTGCAGTCAATCAAGGGGGGAGACGCGCCGGGGCTGTCACTGTTGGGGTTGATATTTGGCATCTAGATGTGCCAGAATTTTTAGAAATGCAGACAGAAAACGGTGATCAAAGACGTAAAGCTTATGATGTTTTCCCCCAATTAGTTATTCCCGACGAATTTATGCGTCGGGTAGTAGATAAAGACGAGTGGACATTAGTTGATCCTTATGAAGTTCGGGCAAAACTAGGGATAGAATTAGCAGAATTATGGGGCGAAAAATTTGAAGATGCTTACAAATTAATTGAAGATAATCTAGGGACAGAAATTACTCTCTACAGAAAAGTTAACGCTAGGGAGTTATTTAAAGATGTTATGCGCTCTCAAGTTGAGACAGGTATGCCCTATCTTGCTTTTAAAGATACCATTAATCGGGCTAATCCTAATAAACACGACGGGTACATCCCTCAAGTTAATTTGTGCTGTGAGAGCTTCTCTAATGTCACACCGGGTAAAACAGCCCATTGCTGTAATTTAGTTAGTCTTAATTTAGCCAACATTGACACTCTTACTAATTTAGCGGAAATGTGTCATCTTGCTGTTAGAGTGCTTGACAATACAATCGACTTGACTTGTCCCCCGATTGGTGAAGCCAAAAAACATAATGACCGTTATCGCACTATTGGAGTTGGGGTTATGGGATTAGCTGACTGGTTAGCTAAACAAAAATTATTTTATAAAGACTTTAAATCTATCAATGATTTATTTGAAAGAATTAGCTATTATTGTACTCACGCTTCGATGAGATTGGCTAAAGAACGCGGTGCTTATCAAGCTTTTTCCAGCAGTGAATGGAGTCAGGGTAAATTACTAGGGGCTAAACCATTAGAATGGTTCAACGTAAATTCTGATAATACCTATAATTGGCATCAATTAGCCAAAAGTATTCAACAATTTGGCATTAGAAATTCCCATATTACTGCTGTAGCTCCCAACACTACTTCTTCCTTAATTCAAGGTTGCACTGCCAGTGTTTTGCCCGTTTTTAAGCGGGTATTTACAGAAAAGAACTCAAAGGGTGCTATCCCTAATTGCCCTCCTTTTATTAAGGATTTCTTTTGGTATTACCAAGAGAATCAAAATCTTGATCAAAAGATTGTTGTTCAAGCGATTGCTGAAATGCAAAAATGGATTGATACAGGGATTTCTATGGAATTACTATTTAACCTTAATCAGGGTGTTTATTTTCCTGACGAACCTAACCGCGTATTAACAGTTAAAGAAATTTACGAAACTCTAGTTTTAGCGTGGGAATCAGAATGTAAAGCAGTCTATTATGTACGGACTGTTCAGAAGGATAACTTTAAAGATAGCTGTTCTAGTTGTGCTAATTAACCATGAATATCATTTTTTCTGTTATTTTATCAATACTCGAAAAAATAAATAATCATTATGGCAATAATAATTATTAACTTTCTAGCAACTATTGTATTAAGTATATTTTTACTTTATACTGCTTTAATTTTTGCTGTTGTCTTGTGTAGAGTGTTTTTTAGATTTAAGACTAATTTAATCTACACAGTTAAACAATTTAAATACTATTTAACAGATGAATATAATCGGATTAGTTCTTGTAAATATTATAATCCTGAAACCCATAAAGATTTTAATCTGAAATGTAGTGTAAATCCCTCTATTTCTTGTGTACAATGTAGAGACTGGGAACCTTCAGATAAACCATGATTTCAATAATTAAAAGAATCATAATCGCTCACAAATGGCGTTCATCTAATAAGATGATTAGTACAGCTATTGTTTTTAAAGATAGCTTAATCGTTTTTGATTGCAATTTAAATTTATTTCGGATTCCGTTTAGTTCTCTGTCAGCACTAAAAAGAATCGAAATATCCGACCAATCAAGATTTACTATTCCAGAAGACGGCAGCTATATTCACTGGGAAAAATACGACATACATCTTGACCTAGAAGCTTTTAAATCAATCTTCAGATAATTTACTCAATCAAAACTATGACATTAGCAAATCTTAGCAATAAAATGCCCATTTCCCCGATCTTCAATCCATCGGGGGATGATGCGATCAAAAACCGTTCGATCTGGTTTGGTAACACTACTAACTTGATGCAATTAAATGATGTCCGCTACGCTTGGGCTGTAGGTTTATATCAACAGATGCGTGAAAATTTCTGGATTCCGCAAAAAATAGATATTACTCAAGATATAACTGACTATAATAACTTAACCCTTGATGAAAGACGCGCTTATGATGGTATTTTATCCTATCTAACTTTTCTTGATTCTGTACAAACCTGTAACATTCCTCACTTAAAATCTTGCGTCACAGCCCCAGAGATCAGCCTTTGTATGGCAGAACAAATCTCTCAAGAGGCTATGCACAATCAAAGTTATCAATACTTGATTGAGACTATTATTCCCTCAAACAAAAGGGCTGAAATTTATGATTTATGGCGCACCGATAAAGTTCTCAAGGATCGCTGTGAATTTATTGCTAGTTCTTATCAAAAATATATTGACAGCCCAACACAGAGTAATTATTTTGGTTCTCTGTGTTCTAATTATATTCTAGAAGGACTGTATTTCTATAATGGGTTCCAGTATTTTTATAATCTAGCTTCTAGACATCTAATGGCTGGAAGTGCCGATATTTTTAGGATGATTAATCGAGATGAGTTAAGTCACGTCCGATTGTATCAAAAATTAATTGTGGAAGCATTGCAATTATTCCCAAAAGAGTCAATTAAAAAAGGCATAGCAAGTTCTTTTTTGGAGGCTGTCAATCAAGAAATTAATTGGTCCAACCATATTATCGGTAATCAAATACTGGGCATTACTGAAGAAAGTATAGATCACTATACTAAATACCTTGCCAATATTCGACTAAAAGCCATCGGCTTAAATCCAATTTTTACCGAGGACAAATACAAAAAATCTCCCTATTCCCATTTAGAGAAATTCTCTGATACTCAAGGGGAAGGTCACACTAAGTCAAACTTTTTTGAAGCAACTGTTACCAGTTATGTTATGTCTTCTGGCTTAACGGGATGGGATGATATTTAACAGCATCGCTCGATAAGACAGAAAGCTGTTGATGCCACCTTTTTTTCGGTTGTGCTAAAAGGTGGTTATTATTGCCACTCTTGTCTTGCCATGTGATCAATTCTGCTGGTGGAATACTAATTCCAGCTAAGTATTTTCTGTAATTCAATTTAAATTCTCCAAATATTTTCTGATTTTATTTTACCTTAAATATCAGAAACAAGAGGTGGACGATTTTTAAAAGGATGCGCGGTGGGAAGGTTGGCGGTCAAGCCCCTATTCCACGCGAGATAGCCTTCAACAATCTGACGGATAGAAGTATTTGTTGTTCTCAACAGAATAAAATCGGTCATTGTGATATTTGAAAAGCGAGGCGCGTTTGCTTGCGCGGCTAAAGTGAAACCAAGGTTCATGTTATTCGGTGCGCTAATCCCGTTTGTGGTTCCTTCCAAACTGCCGTTCCGCCACACGCCCCAGCCTGTCACGTTGCTCTGGAATGCCATGACCTGCGCGTTGGTATTGTTGTATGCCGTGCCGGAATTGAGGTCGTAACTGAAGAGGCCTGGAGAGTAATACGGATACGACGCCCCGAAATTGTTACTGTTCTTCACGTAATGCAGCCCGCCACGGTCAGAAGAACTAGTGAGAACGCTGACGCTGGGCCTGTAGGTATCTGCACCAGTGCCAGCACCGCGACGGACAAAGATCCAATACACACCGTGAGTTGTGTTTTGTATCTGCGTGGTAGAAATTGACAAGCTATCGTTTGATCCGTCGAAAGTTATACCCGGCAGTCCAAAAAATTCAGTCTGGGAATAGACAGGCTGGTTCGCCGCAGTTGTCTGAGTTGCGTGTGCGTCATTGCCACTTTTGTCGCGCCATTGACTAACGCCTGTGGCAATTGTAATAGTGCTTGAATCAGCCGCATCTAACCACACTGAAAGCGTTCCAATAGGTAAATCTGCGGGTGTCCATAATCGGGGACTAGCATCAATTATTAGCATTAATTAAAATTACAGACCTTTAAAAATCGCTATCAAATTAATTACTGCTTTTCTAAAGAAAGCAAATACTTTTTGTAGAAAATGCTGATTACTTCTACCTTTTAAGATAAAAATACTATTATTTTTATCGCAACCAAAAGTAGTATTATCAGTAGCGTCAAACCAGAGATAAAGTCTTTTAGATTTTAGTTCTACTGGTGTCCACAATTGCGATTTTTGTGATTTTTTAGATTCAAACATAACAAAACTCCTACAAGACCTAATTATTAAAAACCGCAGACACTTTGAGAATATTTTGATTCAACAATTGAGCTAACAGATTCTCGTCATTAAATTGCTGTGTTACTGCCTGCAAAATATCCGATTCAGAAATCGGATTTAATTTATCTCCAATATTAATAGAAAGCGCGAGTCTTGGAGCTTCCCCAAACACTGCTGCCGTCATTCCCAATTTAGCTACATTCAGCTTGACATAAGGATTAAAAACGATCATTTCTGATAGAATCCTTTTGTAAACATAAAATCGGACAGATTTATCATCAATTAAATTAGGCTTGATTTCACTATCAAAAAAAGCTGAATTAATTGACTTTTCATTAAAAGCCCCAGATACATTTGTTAGCGCAATTTGGTATCTTTCAATATATTCGGGACTATTTAAAAATAAGCTTTGAGCAGTTAAACTATTAGGCATTTAAGTTAGCGACGGTGTTTCGCGAAAAATTAACAAAAAAGGGATACTCAATGGTCCACCAGTAACGCTGGTAATATCGAATCGAATTTCTTGAGCAGTAGTAATAATTTGTCCTTGTCCGGATACTGTAAAATTAGCCCGGGCAGTAGTAAGAGATAGGTTAGATAGTCCTGGTATTGCCCCAAAAGAAACACCACTACCAAAGCTAAAAGTTATTGTAGCACTTCCCGCAGAAGTGCGTAAGTTTCGCACTTCTAAAAGAGTAATTTCTCTTAGAAAAGAACTAACAGGAATCTGCTGTGCAGCAGAAACGTTCGTAAGAGTTACTATCTCGCTTTGCAACCGACTAGCAACCCATCGGGCTGTAGTAATCGAATCTAAAGTATCAGTAGGCCCAAGAAATTCTTTCACAATACTAAGCTAGTAATTTGGCTACAAATCCATTCACAGGAGGTACTGCTGTAGAGGCAAAAGTTAGACGGATTGAAGTATTACTCAATCGTTCCGTAAAAACTCCTACAGTATCTCTATTACCGCTATTGCGAATTACTTCTACGCTGGGATTAGTATCAGTCAGCGTATGTGTGATCACAAACACCGTATTAGTGCCATCTCCAAAAGGATTAGTAGTTACTGATCGCCGTCTTCCGGACCAACTGGCAAGCAAGGAAGGGGTGACATATTTGGCTGTGTCTGTTCCCGCTTCTAGTTCGGCTAAAGTAGCACGCTGTACTTTACCCGATGTGGTTTCACTTGCGTCAGGAACTCCGGCCCCATGAACTTGCCAGATTATAGGAGAAGTTCCCAAAGTCACGGATTGAGTAATCTGCCTGTAAGTCACGCCCTCATCGTTATTCCCACTACCAGAGGCAACAGTTACGATTGCGTTTCTGAGTTCGGCTCCTGTACTAGCGTCAGCAGTGCGGGTAGCTGCAACAGAAGCTCCGTTCCAATTGTATAACCCGTTTTCTGTGTTATTAGTTTGATTTGCGGCAATAAAGCGAGAATTGGCTAAACTCATAGTTACCCCACCAATTGTCGAGCCAGGAGCATTTAAATTGATATTTGATGGGGCAGAAGCAAATACTGCGTCCTTGTAATCAAACCCTTCCAGAAGAGCATTTAAAGTACCAAAATTGACCAAATCGTTAGGATTTTCTGGGGCAACAGAAGCCCGAATTTTTCCCTTAAATTCGGTGTCAGACCAAAATTCGATGAATGTCATGATTTTTACCTCGATAAAATTGCATAACCACTAAAGGGGCTACTAAAAATAATTTGAGTAGTATTTAAAGAAAGGTTTTGTACAAAAGCTTCTATTTTTACTCCCCCTGAACTAAAAACTTGAGTCTGTGGCTCAAAGCCTAAATTATGAATAATTGTCCAGGTTGCAGATGCAGGCGATTGAGTATGCTTGTAAAAAGCACTTCCCTCTCCCGGTAGTCCAGGAGAACCCCGAACATCAACAGCAGAGCTAATTGAAGAAACTAATCCAGATATCCCAATATACCCACCCGTTGCTGGAGGAGTACCTGAACCTCCTACCCAATTAACTACCTGAAAAACCCGGCGATTACCATCAGTAACTAGGGACAAAATAGGCGACCATCCAGCACCTCCAAGAGTAGCTGAAACAATTACTTGCCTAGAACTTCCAGTTATTTCAATTGGCATCAAACTTCCCCCCTAACGACTACGGGAATTAAATCTAGTCCTAAAGGTTCAACAACGAGCCGATTAGCAATAGTTTTAGATGCCTCTAAGTCAGCTTGCCAGTAATCTCTTCCCACTTTTGGCTGTCCGATTTCCTTAAAAGCGACAGGAGTAACGTCCATCTCAGCAGTGATATTGCTATCGATAATTAAATGAAAATAAGTATAATTTTGATATTCAATTGGGTCTTCTCCCTCTTCATAAGCAGGTAAAATAAAATTGCCAAATTGCAACCCATCGATCCGACCGACTGCCATGCGATCTTCTCCAAATTGCTTTGCTACATAAAAATTAATGTTCCATGTAGTAAAATCTCCCTGAATAAAAAACTCCTCATCCCAAGTCGAACCCTTTTTAATCTCAATAACAATTTCACTGGCAATCGTAGGATACGATTGCCCTTTAAGAAAATAGTTACCAGTAAGGACTTTTTGAGCCATCGATGAGATGTGTACTGTTTCTTGTATTATTATATCTTGAATTTTCTTTTTTGAGATATAATTAAAAGGAAAACATATTTACACCGCCGCGCTCTTTTATACCGCACCCGGGAGCGCGGTTATTTTTTTGTCTTGACAATTCTATTAAGACTATGAGAGAATTTTTTTAAAGATTGACTTGGATTACCGCCCTACGAGGGAGCGGTATTTTTTTTATCTATCCGTATTACATATACTACAAATACTACAGAGCGGTTGTTAGGTTGTAGATAGATTGTTAATAAGGTTATCGACAATCGAAACCCTTGCTGAGTATAGGCTTTAGACTTTGTAGATATTGTCGATGCCTTATAGAGGAAAAGAGAGAAAAGAAGATATACAGCAAAGTCAGCAATAAAAGTGATTAAACGCAAAACTGACTCTATTGACAAAAAGCCGTATTTTGGGGTAATTAGAGGATTTTAGAGGCGAGAAGTGCTTTATCGCTAATTTGTTCTTTTTGTAATTCAATTGTTAATAAGGTTATCTACAATCAAAACCCTTACCCCGACTAGGTTTTAGGCTTTGTAGATATTGTTGATGCTCTATGGAGAGAAAAAAGATAAAGAAAACAAACAAGGTCAACAATAAGAAAACACCAGGCTCAACAGTAAAACAAAAAAATACACACGGGGTAATCATCAACAATATCAACAAAGAAGTACAGAAATAATGAAAGCTATATATATCAATACTTTTATCCTTTTTATTTTTGTTAATAAGGGTATTTACAACCTATTTACAAACTAACAATCTAATTAATCGAGGTCAGCAATAAGAACACAAAAAAATAATATTGGGGGATAGCGTTAACAACATCAACAAAGTCTGAAACCTATATATATCAAGACTTCCATTGTTAATATCCTTATCTACAATCTAATTACAAACCAACAAACAAAAAACCCCTGTAGTCTCTACAGGGGTTAGCTTTATCAGTTATGTACCAGTTATGGTGTCAATTTCTGTTTTTTATTTTAGCAGTAAACAACCTTGTTTACTGATTTTCCCCTAATATCCCCCCATTAACTCGATTTGTTCCTCTAGAGTAGAGTTCTCGCTCTCAAGCTTTTTAATTTGGTCTTTTAAGCCGAGGATTTCATCGATAAGTAATAAGACAAAATTAATTACACAAATAAGCAATAATATGTTAAGCTAGAGAGGCTGTAGATTAATTTCGATTACTTATGATATTTTTCAGAGAAATAAATTCTC